CGAGGCAGCGATACGAGGCGAAGATGATGCGGGCGGACGTGAAGCGGCTGAATGAGGCGGAACACGTCTGGGTCGCTCCCGACACGGGCGAGGTCATCAATATCGATCGCGCCTGGCAGGAGAGCGACAAGCGAATCGCCATCTCGCGCAGGCAGCAGGCGTTGCTCGCCGCCGCCGGTGAGTCGGGTCCATCGGCACGATGGTATGTGCTTCAGGTGAAGCGCGGCGCTGACATTGCTGTGGATAATCTGCTGGAGGCTGCTCGGATTGAACGATGGACACCAGCGCAAACCATCCAACCGACACGACAGGGAGGACGCAAGGGGCCGAAACCTGAGCCGAAAGTGGTGCCGTTTCTCCCCGGGTATCTGTTCGTGAAAGTGGTCTGGTGCGCGCCTTGCTGGCAGGCTCTTTCGGGATTGAAGGGCGTGGCCGGTGTCATCGGGACGGCTGAATGTCCCGCTCCGGTTCCTGACAGCAGGTTGTTGAAATTGCGGGCCTTTGTGGAGAAAGACCCTGCCTCCATTCAGGTGCTGACAAAGGCGCTCGCTTCGTTCCCGGGCGTGGTGGAGCGCGTCTGCAAGAATGGGAGGGCGCTTGTCGAGGTGATGATCTTCGGTCGGGCTGTCTCCGCTGATCTCGACCTTGCACAGATCAGTAAATCGGAGTAGCGGAGTCGACCCAGGACGAGCCGAAAGTATCGCACCCTATGCAGGGACGGCGTCATCGGCCCCAGGTGAAGCGTCAGGCCTTAGCCGATCAGCTTCACCGCAATGGCGAAGCATTCCCGAAATCATAGGTGCACGAATGGCAGGCCTCGCCATCAGGTGGCAGGATGTCGCCGGCCTCAACCGCTTCGACAACGGCATCAAGGCGCTCGGCAAGGACGGGCGTAAGGTCATGCAGCGCGCCTTGGCGCGATCGGGCGACATGGCGCGAACGCAGGTCTATCGCGCCCTGACGAAGCAGACCGGCCTCAAGCGCAAGGTGATCGTGAAAGCGATCAAGGTGAAGAGGCCGGGTTGGGACGATCTTGCTTACGAAATGAAGGCGAGCGGAGGCGATATTTCGCTCAAGTATTTCGACCCGCGCGAGACGCGGGCGGGCGTGAGCGCCAGGCCTTTCGGGAAACGGCAAATATTTCCATCCACCTTCATGAAAGGCGGGCGCTTCCCAAATCGCTCGGGCGTATTGTTCGGCGGGCATGTCATGAAGCGGACGGGGTCGGGGAAGCTCCCGATCGAGCTTCAGAAATCCGGCGTCATCATTCCGAACGAGATGGTGAGCGGAGCGACAGCCGACGCCTTTCAGACGGTGGTGCGCCAGAGCCTGCCACGTCGCATCAAGCACGAGCTCGGACGCCTCCTGCCCTGACCCCCGGTGTAGGGACCGTCTCCGGTCGTCGCCGCCCTACGGGGCTTAGACCGCCCGGGATTTTTGCAGTAGGCGACGTCGAAAACCGGTACACGCGAACGCATCGTGCGCACGCGTGGAATGCACGGATAGCGCACATGTCGGATACGCCGGACGATGCCGGCGAATGGATATCGATCACGGAAGCCGCAGCTCGGTTGAGCGCCGCCGGCGACCATGTCGACCGTTCGACGCTGTCGCGATATGTCACGCAATATGCCGAAGCCCTGCCGACGCGACGGGAGGGCAAATCGAACCTCGTCAAGTTCGGTACGCTGGTGGAACACCGCAGCCAGAATATCAGGCTGCGCAAGGCCCCGCTGCCGACACAGCCGGCAGCGAAGCCGAATGCGCGGCAGCTCAATCATTTCCGCGGCACGCAGTCGGACGGCCTTGCCCGCAAGGTTAACGCCGAAGCCGAGATCAAGGAAATGGATCTCGCCGAGCGGCGTGGCGAACTGACTCCGACCGCTGAGGTCGACCAGGCTGGACGCGATGCGGTGGCGTTGATGCAGGCTGCATTCGACCGCGCCGTCGAAACGGAAGCGGCGGCGCTTTCCGTCCGTTACGGATGGGAGGAAAGAGTTGCTCGCATCGCGCTTAAGGGTTTTGCCCGGCGCGGGCTGGAGATATTCAACCGCGAGATCCGCGAACGGCTGGACGGCAAGCGTCGCGAGGCTTTCGCGCAGGACGGCGACGACGCCGTCGGCGGCGAAGAGGCGATTGCCTTGCAATGAGCTATCACGACGCGCGGCTCAATTTTCCGGAGCTTTCGGACGGAGCCGTCATCCTGTTCACTGGACTGGAGGCGTCGAGCCGTCCGGCCGAGGACCTGACGATCTCGGAATGGTCCGACCGTCACCGCGTGGTGTCGTCGGAATCCGGGTCGCCATGGCCAGGTCCGTTTCGCACCGAGCGCGTGCCTTATCTGCGCGAGCCGCAGGACTGCCTGCACCCCGATCATCCGGCAAGGCGGGTGACGGCGCGCTGGGCCGCGCAGCTCGGAAAGTCAACGGCCATCGAGAACTGGTTCGGCTACATCGTCGACCAGTCGCCTGGCTCGATGATGATCGTGCTGCCGACACTCGAGGAGGCGACGAAGTTCAACCGGGTCAAGCTGCAGCCCACTATCGAGGCGAGCCCTAGAATCAAGCACAAGGTATTGCCGGTCAACAGCCGCGACGAGCAGGGATCGACGACGGCGTTCAAGCGGTTCGCCGGCGGCTTTTGCCAGATCGTCAACGCAGGCTCGTCGAAGGGCCTGCAGATGGTGTCGATCAAATATCTCGCCATGGACGAGGTGACCGGCTATCCGCGTGATGTCGATGGCCGCGGCAGTCCGCGAGACCAGGCCAGGGCGCGCCAGAAAATGTACGGCGACCTCGCCAAGGAGTGGCAGGGGTCGACGCCCGGCATCGAAGGCGAGTGCGCGGTTACCGCTGACTTCGAGGCAGGCGACCAGCGATACTTCTACGTGCCGTGCCCCCACTGCGCCGTGCTGCAGTTCCTGACTTTCGACCAGCTGCGTGGGCCAGACGACGGCAAGCCGGCGCATATGGTGTGCCGCGGCTGCGACGGGATGATCGTCGACGGCCACAAACACGACATGCTCGCCGGCGGCGTATGGATCGCGCGACGTGTCCATGAGGGCGCGGACGCCGTTCCCGACCTGATCGCACCGGGCGATCTCGACAGTTGGCGTTGCGAGCCATGCGAAGGCCGGTGCAGGGACTGGCAACCTACCTATCACCTGTGGGCGGCCTATGCGCCGCGCGAGCGTTTCGGCGACATATGGGGCCGATGGATCGAGGCGGAGGGCGACACGACGAAGCTGCGCGTGTTCTCGCAGCAGGATCTGGCCGAACCTTATGATCCCGGCGGCGTAGCCGTTGAGTGGGAGAAGATCGTCGATGCGGTTCGGCTGCATAAACTGCCCGATCGCGTCATACCGTCGTGGGCAGGCCTCGTCGTTTCGGCGGCGGACGTGCAGTCCTACGGCATCAAGTGGACAGTCTGGGCCATCGGTCCCGGCGACCAGTCGATCCTGATCGACCGGGAAATCTTCGCGGGATCACCCGAGCAGACAGATGATCCCTGGATTGGCCTCGCCGACGCACTCGGCCGGACCTATGCGACGGCGGGCGGCGGCGAGAAGGGAATCGATCTTTCCGGAGTCGATTCCGGTTACGCCACCGACCGCGTCTACATGTTCTGCGCGTCGCGACCCAACTGCTTCGCGCTGGACGGCCGCTTCGAGCGGGGTCTGCCGTGGCTCGGCACGCCGAAGAAGAAGGATATCCGCGACGCGAACAAGCGCATCATCGGCAAGGTGATGCTCTACCCAGTCGGAAACTACGACGTCAAAACGTCGGTTATGGCCGGCCTCGCCAACCTTGTGCTGGGGCCGGATAAGGCGGGCGCCTGGCCGCGCAACACGATCCACATGGCGGCCAACCTCTGCGACGAGGACTTTGCCAAGGAAATCACAGCGGAGCGGCTGGTCGATCCGGACGAGGAAGCGCGGGCAGCGGTGTCCCGGCGTGCGCGCAACCTGATTTCGCCGAAGGCGCCGCGAGAATGGAAGCGGATCGTCGGTCGGGCAAACGACTGGTTTGACGCGACCGTCTATTCCTTCGCGCTCGGCTGGCACCTGCGCCACAAGCGACGACTCAACGCGCAACGCTGGGCCGACCTGCTGCTCGATGTACATGGCAAACCGGCCGAGCCGGATTTGTTCGCGGCCGCCGAAAGCGGACCGTTTGTGAAGAAACCGAAACCTGCCGATCCCGAACGCGCGGCGAAGCGGGAGGCGCGGCGCAAGAAATGGGCAAACCGGCAGTGAGCGACAAACCCCGCTATCGCGTCCCGGCCGGCCGGGCCGCCGCCGACACGGCGACGGCGCGAGGGCGGGCGAGCGCTTCCTATTTCCGCGATACGCGGTCGGAGATCATCTCGACGCGGGGCGCGACGCTTCGCGAGCATCGCGACGAGGTGCGCATGGTCTGGAGGCGTGCCGCCGCACTTGCCGCCGACATCGTGCAGAATTCCGGGCGCCTGCGCGGCGCGGTCGACCAGGTCCTCGCAGACACGGTCGGCGAAGAGCTGGTGCTGACGCCGAAGCCGCGCCTGGAGAAACTCGGCTACAGCGAGAAAGAGACGGTTGAGTTCGTCGCGCTGGTCAAGGACTGGTGGAAGAAGCGGGCGTGGAACCCGCGCGAATGCGATTTCCGCGGCAAGTTCACGATCCCGCAGATCGTCGACGTCGCGCTGCGCTCCGACGTGGTGTTCGGCGAGGCTGTGGCAGTCATCGACTATTGGTCGGCAGCGACCCGCAGCCGCTACGGAATCACCAGCGGCACGAAACTCTGTCTGATGTCGCCGGACCAGTTGGTTCAGGATACCGCCGAATTCGAAGGGCTTTTCCAGGGCGTCATTCACGACGCGAACGGCCGGCCTGTCGCCTATCGCTTCGAGGAAAAGCGTGACGGCATGAAGGTGAAGACCGACTATCCTGCCTTCGACGGGGCCGGTCGGCAGCGCGTGGTGCATGTGTTCGATCCGATTTCGGCGAACGACGTGCGCGGCATTTCGAGGCTTGCGGCAGGTATGCGCAAGCACCTGCAGCATGAAGTTCTGGTAGACAGTACAATCCAGCTCGCGACGCTGCAGAACGTGCTGGCGGTGGCGCTGACCAGCCCAAATCCGTCGAAGGACGCTTTCGAGGCGATCAGTGTGCTCGACGAGGAAGACGAGTTTCGCGGCGATTTCCTGGACTATTTCTCGACGGCCATGGACCGAGCCGCCGACAGCAAGATCTCGGTGTCTGGCGACCCGCAGGTTTCGCATCTGGCGCCCGGCGAGGATCTGAAGCTGCTTACGCCCGGTGTGCCGGGTCCGCAGTTCCTGCCGGTGTCGGCCGAACTTTCGCGCGATCTGGCGCGTGCGCTCGGTATCACATTCGGCGGACTGACGATGGACAACACTTCGGCGACCTACTCGTCGGTGAACATGGACAACGCCTCGATCTGGCCGATCGTGACGCGGCGTCGTAGCCGTGTGCCGGCGCCGATCTGCCAGGCGTTCTACGAGAGTGGCCTCGACGAGGAGATCGGTGAGGGGCGTATCCCATTCAAGGGCGGTTATGAGGCATTCGCGGCGAACCGCGAGGATGCGCTGTGGACGCTGTGGAACGGGCCGGCGAAGCCGACCGCCGACGACGGCAAGGCTGCCAAGGCTGCGACGGAACGGCTGCTGAACGGCACCTCTACTTTCGAGGCGGAATGCGCGGAGCGCGGCCTCGACCCGGAAGAAGTGTTCGAGAGCCGCCGTCGCTGGCATCAGCGTTTTGTCGAGGCCGGCCTGCCGTCCCCCTTCGTCGCGCGCAACAGTGGCGGCAAGGATGCAGCCGACGACGATGCGGCTGCACCGGCGCGAAAGAAAGAGCCTGCCTGATGTCCAGTATGGTGCAGATCGGGGACGATCAGGTCGATATTGGCGATCCGTGCGCGATCGTGACGGCGCTGCGCAAGGTGCAGTTGCAACTGGTGAGCGGCGGCGGCGTGGTGCGGGCGCGCTTCGGCGAGGACGACGTGCAGTTTTCGGCATCGTCCATGTCAGCGTTGCGCGACCTGATCGGTCACTACGAAGGTCTTTGTGCGGCGAAGTCCGGGCGGCGTGCCCGGTACGCCAAGCGCATCCGCTTTTCGGGACGATAGGAGGGCAAGATTATGTACGACCGCATCTGCGCCCATCTCTTCGAACAGCCGCTGCTGTATCATCCGCGCAAGGCCGAGACATTCCTGCAGGTGTTCGGGCCGCGACTGACAGGGTGCACCATCACCATCGTCAACGGCGAAGGGACGACGGAACATGTTGCCTTTGCCAACGGTCGACCGTCTGCGGGAGTCATCGGCGACAGGCTCGGGCGGGCTTACGACAAGGCTGGTGTCTCGCCGCTCTATGTCGTCGACGGCGTGGCGATCATCCCGGTCGAAGGCACATTGGTCCAGAAAGGCGGCTGGATCGGCTCCTATTCTGGCGAAACGTCCTACCAGGGCCTTCAGGTGCAGATTGCCCGCGCCGCGCGCCGGGACGATGTGAAGGGTGTCGTGTTCGAGGTCGACAGCTATGGCGGCCAGGTAAACGGCGGCTTTGAGACTGCCGCCGCGATACGGCAACTTTCCAAAGAGAAGCCGACGATATCGATCCTGACCGACTACGCCTATTCGGCGGGATACCTCCTCGCCAGCCAGGCGCGGCAGGTGGTCATGCCGGAGTTCGGCGGGGCCGGATCGATCGGTGTCGTCATGATGCACGCAGATTTCAGCGGAGCGCTGGAGCAGGACGGCATCAAGGTCACGATGATCCACGCCGGCAAGCACAAGGTGGATGGCAACAAGTTCATGCCTCTCCCTGCAGAGTTGCAAGAAAAGTGGCAAGCAGAGGTTGAAGCCATGCGCGGTCGTTTCGCCGCAGAGGTGGCGCTGGGCCGCAAGGGCCGAATGTCCAAGGCCGCTGCGCTCAAGACAGAGGCGGATGCCTTCCGTGCCGAAGACGCTGTTCGGCTAGGGCTGGTCGATGCTGTCGGCGACGGCAGCGAGGCATTCGCGGCCTTTCTGAAAGAAGTCAATCGGAGGCACTGATCATGGCCAAAAGCCTATTGGCCGCCGTCCACGACGCTGTCGCGGGCGGGGTCGAAGATGTTCCCGAAAGGGAAGAAACCGGCGCGCAGGCGCCCCTCTCAAGCAGAAAGGAAGAGGTAATGTCGAAAGACGACGCGCCTGCCGGAGGCGACAAGAACACCGGCATTTCGCAGGCTGAACACGATGCGGCGGTCAAAGCGGCGAACGAGAAGGGTCAGGCCGAAGGCGTGAAGATGGCGACGGATCGTCTCGTCACGGCGCTCGGGGCCGAGGGCGTCAAGGGGGACGCTGGTCGCATGTCGGCCGCGATCGATCTCGCTGTGAAATCGCCCGGCATGAGCGGCGAGGACGTTGCGGCGTTCGTCGTGGCGAACGTGGGGGCGACGAAGCCCGGTTCGGTAACCAGTTACGAACAGGACAGGCTCGCCTCGTCCGGCTTGGCGCAGCCGGGGGCGGACAAGTCGAAAGCAGCCTCGGGCGTGAAGGCCTGGGACGATTTCCGCGCCAAGAAATAGCGCGGAGCCATGTCTCGCGGCGGGAGGTCCCGCGGCGCCATTTCAACCCAAATGATCGGAGGGTCAGATGACCGTCTATACCGAAGGCCGGCATGCGGCTGAATTCCTGCTCAGCGAGGGGCAGGGCAACTTTTCGCGCGACAGCATCGTGATTGCCGCCTCGCAGGCGATCGTCCCCGGCTCGGTACTCGGCAAGCGCGCCGTGGTCGCCGATGTCGTTGCTACGGCCTCGGCCGCAGATGGCAACGTCGCCTCGTCCGGCATCATCGCCATGGGCTCGCCGGCTGTGACTTCCAAGGTCAAGGACGGGCGCTACAAGGGCATCGCCGTCACTGCGACGACGGTGCGTTGGGAAGATCCTGACGGCAAGGAGATCGGCGTATCGACGCACGGATCC